GTTAACTACCGATAACGGCAAGAAAAGCAGAAATGCCACTATAAAAAGGAACAGATTCTTAAACATTCAAGTCGATATTTTGAGTTTTCAAATACTTTTCAATAAACGCGGTTTTGTAGGCATCTATCCGGAGTTTACGTTCAGATAGCCGGGCACCTATGTATTGAACCAGTTCTAAATCAGTAGCGGACAGCGCAGTCAATTGTGTCATAAGTTTACCTTCTATCGATAAGTTGAATGCTGCATAAAGGAATTCAGATTCCTTCCCCAATAGTTCAATAATCTCCAGCAGCTGGGTTACTGTTAAATTCACTGATAAAGGATCATTAATGCTTTGAATACCATCACTGGCTTTATTAATCGTATTGATAAACACAATAGTTTGCCCGGTTTGGTTCTTCTCGATCAGTGTCTGCCCAATAAAAAAAAGGTCATACGCCGGCAGCTGTATTGTAATAACCTCCATCGGTAAATTCCTTTTCATTATAATCTATATTTTAAGTGTACGTGGACCGTATATGGCATTGTATTTGGCGGATTAATTTGTACATGAACCTTATCAACGGTATTCTTGTAAACTGTCACAGTCGAATAATTACGATTGCTTCCCTCAAAGCCGATAACCGGCACTGAATGTTGTGTAGTAAATGAGCTGACAACCGGAAGCATCAACGTGAAAATATTTGGAGTGTTCAATGTAAGATCACTCACCTCAACAGTGAGCGCTAAATCGACAAAGTCACCTACCCTCGTGTAGAAAGCATTTGATACGACTACATAAGCAGTGCCTGAAAGAATCTCGCCTACAGGGGTGTAGGTTTGTGAAATTATTGTATTAAGCAAAGTAACCTTTGATGCACTCAAATACATTTCTGTCCATACCTTATTCCAACCATTGTAAGCATATTGTCCTGAAGCTCCTGCATATAAATTGCCCTGATGGTCAAAATATATATGAGACCTCGAGGATGCTCCGGAATTTGTATGATCGCCTGAAATCAACGTGCCGGCCGCTGCCATATCAGTATGATACCCACCTCCAAATATTGCAGAAACTGGTTGTAAATACATATACGGAAAAACAACAAGAGCAGCCTTATTTATTCCATCAGGAGCTAAGCCTAAATCAGTGAAATTTGTAGATGTATAGTTAGGCATTGTCCAATACACTGTCCAGGATAAATCTGGGCTCAATCCTGTTACTTTTCGCCATTCTCCGAATGTATTATTCGTATTAACCTTCAATTTTAATCCGTTGTCATAGTAGTACAGATCTCCGTAATTAATTGTTGCCGGGGTTGTTAGGTTAATTCCAATCTTCCTGACATTTACCAGGTCCTTATTGTTCAAGTCAATATCAGCATTTGCATTTGTGTAGGTTACAAATCGCTGATCAGATTCTGTTTTTGTAAAATATGCAGTCAAATCCGTTTCAGACAAAGTGACCCATTCGGTGTTGTCTTCCGTCCTGATATAGATAGTCATTTTATTATCCGGCAACGCAACAAAATATAAACCGTCTACATCAAAGCCAGGTGTAGCAGGATCCGGAAGTAAAAAAACTGTATATGGCGTGAATTTTCTCATTACTCATTAAAGTATAGCATATTTTTACCACTCTCGATTACCCCAATTAGTGGCCTGTGATATTTGACTTTGTATCGTTGTCTGAATATTATTCACGACTTGGTTGATCTGAGTTTGAAAGTTGTTTGAAATAGCCCTGGTGACCCGGCCCATATTTAATCCCTCAAGTAGCCGAATATCAATCCCTCTGAAGGTTCGCTGTATCTGCCTTTTATTTACGAACTGTTCACTTACCGTTAATTTGTATTCATACGGCCTCAGCATGCTGCGGGTAAATCCAATAACTTGAGACCTGCCGTTAATTTTCAAATCCTGATCGACAACATTTAACAAATATCCAGTTTGAAAATAATTAATGATCTGCCCAGGTACAATCTCCTTTGACTTTAGGAAATTGCCGTCTATTTCGAGTTCCCACTGTAGAGCCGGAACAGACTGTATTGACAGCTGATCAACTGCCTTTGTGTAAAGCTCATTTTCCGCTTGTGTGATATAGCTTTGAGGCATCTTTATATCAATGATCACGTATTCATCGCCTACTGCCATTCTAAAAGCATTGTTGTCTACCGATGGAAAAACAAATCCCCGGTCATCCGTATATGGATTGATTATGAATTTCTTTTGCGTGTGATCATATACCGGTGCATCAAAAGTGTAGCCGGCTAAAGCACCAGATTTGAAGTTTATCTTTGGATTAAGGCCTGGTAAAAGTTGTTGGTTAATATCAAACGGCATTGTATTATCAAAGAATACAAGCCGGTCCTGATCAATTTGCGTGATTGTTCCCGTTCGGCGCGGATATACTTCATCAAAATTAATTGCACCCTCAGCCACCCCATAATCAGCCACCGCCCCAGCATCTGTAATATAGGGCTGCCCCTCTGAATAAATTACATTGATTGGCATCTTCAACCGGATGGCGCCGCCCCGGTAATCCCCCGGAATATTGGTAGTACCGCCAAATGCGTAAAGCCTGGTAACAATGTTCTTAGCACTCACATTTGTTCTACCGAGGTTATACAACCCCCGGTGCCTGCCATATTCAAAAGTATCCGGCAGCACTGTATCTATGTTTTTTACATTCAAACGGTAGGAATTGCCAACAACCTCAATTTGAAAATGCGTTGAGTACTGGTCACAAAGATTTTGTAAGGCTTCCAGGCAATTGTTATTCGTGAAATCAATCAGCAGGTGCTCAGTGTTTTGCTTTACATCACCTATCAGCCATTTACCGGCACCATATACACGGTTAAGATTTCTTACAACAAGCTTTACATAGTCCTCAATATCTGCCATCAAAGAGAAATTTGCGCCGGTCGAAAATCCAGAATCATCAATGTCTAACATTTGGACCTTTATCAAATCATATTGAACGCCCTCAAATGTTACATTGTATTCAAACTCCCGATCATTATTTTTCCTTTCTTTAGGAAGAAGGTTGATGGTATAGTGTTCACCAAAAACTGTGATCCGATCGCCAATGTCAAACCGCAATGGCTCCGGTGACCGGACGGCAATATTTACCTGGTCCTGCCCTAAAAAGTTTTTGACCTGTTCCGCTGAATCAACCCGGTTATACAGGTTTAACTTATCTCCGTTTCTCTTGTATATTATAAGCTGCTCCATAATAGTATGCCGGTGTGTGAAAAGGCGTTGATGTCTTCAAGCACACCCGCGCAAATGATTTGATAAATTTTGTCCTCCTGATAAGTGTGTGACAACAACTGCTGCCCCAATATATTTTCAGTAACTGTTCCGTCACCCCAATACACGTTAAAAGGAGTTTTGCAATCGATATTTATTTGAAGGGTATTCTGGGTATTATTCTTGGTGAAACGCAGAACACGCTTTACCGGTAGGTATTCAATAAGCTTTAGCGAAAATTTGCCATAGAATTTACCGGCACGCCATTTCTTGTCAATATTGATTGCTTCTTCCATATAAACCTCGTAAACCAACGGGCGGCGGTTGTCAATCTCAACTTTTAGCCGGTGGGTGCCTTTGCCCTTGAAGTAAGCAAGAAACTCATTCATCTGCATGGTAAAATCCATAAATCCATCACTTTCAAAAAAGCAATCCAGGGTTATTTCCCGGGGCATGAAACGGGGCCGTTCAAGGTCAACAATTACACCATGCTCACCGGCCCAATCAACCTTAACTGGATCCTTAATCCTAAGACTGTCAATAAGGCCGTGCGATTCCTCAACAAATACCTTAAAATCAAGGAATTTATGATCATCTATCCAGTACATTACATTAGCTTCCGGCACATCAATTTGACTTATTTCTTCGTCCGTCAAAGCCCTATCATATATCAATACTG